TCCAACTCTACATCATCATCTGCTGTTCGAGGTGGATCTTATAATGTCATCTTCTTGGACGAATTTGCGTTCATTCCAAATCACATCGCTGATGACTTCTTTGCATCAGTTTATCCCACAATTTCTTCTGGTCAAAGCACAAAGGTACTTATTGTTTCTACCCCTCGTGGTATGAATCACTTCTACCGTATGTGGCACGACGCTGAGAGGGGCAAGAACGAATATGTGCCCACAGATGTGCATTGGTCCGAAGTGCCTGGTAGAGACGCTGCCTGGAAGGAGCAGACGATTGCAAACACCAGTGAACAGCAGTTTAAGGTTGAGTTTGAGTGCGAATTCTTAGGATCTGTTAATACTCTTATTAACCCATCAAAGCTTAGAAATCTTGTTTATGAGGATCCAATCAAAAGAAACGCTGGTCTCGATGTTTATGAGCATCCAAAGGAAGAGAACAACTATTTAATTACGGTTGACGTTGCTCGCGGATTGGGTAATGATTACTCAGCATTTATTGTTTTTGATATTACCAACTTTCCATACAAGGCAGTAGCAAAGTATAGAAATAATGAAATTAAACCGATGCTATTCCCAAGTATCATTCATGAAGTAGCAAAGGGATATAATGATGCTTGGTTATTGGTAGAAGTTAATGATATTGGAGATCAAGTAGCGAATATCCTTCACTTTGATCTTGAGTATGATAATGTTCTCATGTGTGCAATGAAAGGTCGGGCAGGTCAAATTGTTGGTTCTGGATTTAGTGGTAAAAAATCTCAACTCGGTGTTCGTATGACCGCTGCTGTTAAAAAGTTAGGATGCTCTAATCTTAAAACTTTACTTGAAGATGATAAGTTATTAACTGTAGATTATGATATTATCAGTGAACTTACAACATTTGCTCAAAAACATAATTCATTTGAAGCAGAAGAAGGTTGTAACGACGATTTAGCAATGTGTCTTGTTATTTTCTCTTGGTTAGTTGCCCAATCATATTTTAAAGAAATGACGGACAATGATGTCCGCAAAAGAATTTATGAAGAACAAAAAAATCAAATAGAACAGGATATGTCACCATTCGGATTTATTTCTGATGGACTAGATGATTTTGGCGTAACCATTGATGAAGAAACTGGAGATAGATGGATATTTGCTGGATCTAAAAAAGAGAATAATGCTATGGAAGTATGGAATGTAGATGAGTATGGTGATCGCTCATATATGTGGGAATATAGATAAATGGACTTGGACGATCAGTTTGAAATAGAGCATTTATTTTTAACTGAAAGAAAATGTAGATCTTGTAAGATAAGAAAAAATTTAATTGATAGTTTCTATAAGATTCGTAAAAATAATACTATTTCTTCATCATATTCATATGAATGTAAAGAATGCACTATAAAAAGAATTCAAGAGTCTAGAAAAAAGAAAACATATTCTACAGAATGGGATTATCCTGACTGGTAATGTTCATGCAGCGTTTCCCCATTGAAAATAACCTTTTTCATAAATATTTTTAGAATAATTCTGGACTTGTAGGAGAATAAAGATGCCGCTAAATTTAGCATCTCCTGGAATTGTAGTAAAGGAAATTGATTTAACACTAGGAAGAGTTTCCCCATCATCAAATAAAGTTGGAGCAATTGTAGCACCTTTTACTAAAGGTCCTGTAGATGAACCAACATTAGTTGAAAACGAAAATGATCTGTTAGTTAATTTTGGAGAGCCATCGGCAACAGATAAGCATTATGAGCATTGGTTATCTGCTTCATCTTATCTTGCATATGGTGGATCTCTCAGAGTTGTAAGAGCAGATGATGCAGATTTAAGAAATGGATTTGTTGGAACTGCTTCAAGTGTAAAAATCAAAGGTTTAGACCACTACAACGCTTTAGGATATGATGAAAACACTTTAGCAAATGTTGTAGTTGCTGCCAGAAATCCAGGATCCTGGTCAAATGGAGTCAAGGTTGCAATTATTGACTCTAAAGCAGATCAAATTTTAAATGGAATTACTACAACATCAGTTGCAGTTGGATTTGGAGTAACACAAGCAATTTCATCAACTCTTCCTGGAAATGGATCAACCTCAACTCTTGATGGTTATCTTAAAGGTATCATTACTGAAATTGGTTCTGGGACATTTGGGGTAAAGGTTTTAAGTCACGTTTCCGCTGCTGGAACTGAAACCAATGTAGATTATCAACAATCTGGAGTTTATGCTTTCTCTAATTCTGGATCTGTTGCGATTCATACTAGTGGTCAATCATCATCTTTCGTATCAAGATCTTATACCTCTAGACTTGATTGGTTTGACCAACAGACTATTGGATTGACAACTTCATCAACAGTTAACTGGAATAATCTTGCACCAAGACCTGGAACGTCAGCATATGCTGCAGCAAGAAATTCAAGATTTGACGAAGTTCACATTGTTGTTGTAGATGCTTTAGGATCAATTACTGGAAATGCTGGAACTGTTCTTGAAAAGCATTTAAGTCTTTCAAAAGCAAAAGATGCTGAATTTTCTGTAGGAAATCCATCATATTGGAGAAAGTATCTTGTTAATAATTCCGAATACATCTTTGGTTTAGGTGCTCCTGCAGGAATTGTAACAACAGGTTATAGTTCAGGTTTTACTCTTGCATCGGATGTTGGTTGGGATCAAGATACAGATGGAATCATTTTTGCAGCAACTGGATCTTCAACAAACACCTTAACAGGTGGTAAAAATTATGATGGCGGTACAGATATTGCTTCTTCTGGTGCCCTTACTGCTTCACTTGCAGAATTATCAGATGGTTATGACTTATTCGAATCTACAGATAATTACAATGTAGATTTCTTACTGATGGGTTCTGCTGCTTATGTTATTTCAACAGCACAGGCACTTGCAAATAAATTGATTTCTGTTGCTGAACTGAGAAAAGATGCAATTGCATTTATTTCTCCATATAGAGGTGCTGCTTTAACAGATACATCATCACAGACTGCAGTAAATGTAAACTCTGCTGCAGATATTACTGATAATGTAATCAGTTTCTACGCTCCAGTGAGTTCGTCATCGTATGCAGTATTTGATAGTGGATACAAATACATGTATGACAGATTCTCAAATACATTTAGATATGTTCCTCTAAATGGAGACATGGCAGGTCTTTGTGCCCGCAATGACATTAATAATTTCCCATGGTATTCACCAGCAGGAACAACTAGGGGTGCAATTCTAAATGCTGTTAAGTTGGCATATAATCCAACAAAATCACAGAGAGACAGACTCTATTCAAGTAGAATCAATCCTGTAGTATTTTCACCAGGAGCTGGAATTATTCTCTTTGGAGATAAGACTGGACTTGCTAAGGCATCAGCATTTGATAGAATCAATGTTCGTCGTCTGTTTGTCTATCTTGAGAATGCAATTTCTCAAGCAGCAAAAGACGCTCTCTTTGAATTCAATGATGAAATTACCAGAACAAACTTTGTAAATACCATCGAACCTTTCCTTCGTGATGTTCAAGCTAAGAGAGGAATCTTTGATTATGTTGTTATTTGTGATGAAACAAATAACACTGCTGCAGTGATAGATAATAATGAATTTGTTGCTGATATCTACATCAAACCAGCAAGATCAATTAACTTCATTGGACTGAACTTTATTGCCACCAAGACTGGTGTTGATTTTGAAGAAGTAATCGGAAACTTTTAATTTAGAGGTTTAAAAAACTATGGCAACCAGACAACAACTAAATCCACCTCCCTTAAGGAAGATTACTGACTTCAAAAGTAAATTAACCGGTGGTGGTGCTCGCTCTAATCTATTTGAAGTAGTTTTATCATTCCCAGATATTGCACCAGCAGATACTAATGTTCTTGATAAGTCAAGATTTTTAGTAAAAGGTGCTAACCTTCCAGCATCTAATGTCGCCACTCTTGATGTACCTTTTAGAGGAAGAACTCTTAAGGTTGCTGGAGATAGAACTTTTGAAAGTTGGACAGTTACGATTCTAAACGATACAGATTTTGCAATTCGTTCAGCACTCGAAAATTGGATGAACACAATTAACAGAGTTTCTGATAATACTGGTGTTACAGATCCAACTGCATATACTGCAGATGCTTTTGTTTATCAACTTGATCGTGATGGTACTACTTTGAGAGCATATCATTTCTATGATATCTTCCCAACATCTCTCAATGCAATCACTCTTGATTATAATACACCAAACATTCAAGAATTTACTTGCGAATTCCAAATCCTTTGGTGGGAAGCAGTTAAGGGAACTTCTCCTGCAGCTGGTGGACAAGATATCAACTAAATATAACATACAAGCAGTTTAAATTTATAAAATGGCGAAACTTTTTGGTTTTTCGATTGAAGATAATGTTCAAAAACCTAAATCTGTAGTTTCCCCCGTTCCTCCTAACAATGAGGACGGGGTTGACTATTTTATTCAGTCTGGTTTTTACGGTCAATATGTAGATATTGAGGGTGTTTATAGAACTGAGTATGATTTAATTCGTCGCTATCGTGAGATGGCTCTTCACCCCGAATGTGATAACGCTATTGAAAGTATTGTAAATGAAGCAATCGTAAGTGATCTTTATGATTCTCCAGTGGAGATTGAACTATCAAACTTAAATGCAAGTGATCGTTTAAAAGACGTAATAAGATCAGAATTTAAATATATCAAAGAAATCATGGACTTTGATAAAAAGTGCCATGAAATTTTTAGAAATTGGTATATAGATGGAAGAGTATTTTACCTAAAGGTCATTGATCAAAAAAATCCTGAAGCGGGAATTCAGGAACTAAGATACATTGACCCAATGAAAATAAAGCATGTTCGTCAAGAAAAAAAACCAAATGGTGACGAAAATGGATTTAGAAATTTAAATTTAATGTCCAGAGCATTTGGACAAGAACAAGAATATAATTTTCCAGAAATTGAAGAGTATTTCATTTATACTCCTACACCAAACTTCCCAACAGGAACAATTAGTGGTGGTTCAAAAAAAGGGGTTAAAATCGCAAAAGATACTGTAACTTATTGCACATCAGGATTAGTAGATAGAAATAAGGGTACTATTCTTTCATATCTTCATAAAGCAATTAAAGCACTCAATCAACTAAGAATGATTGAGGACTCTCTTGTTATTTACAGATTGTCACGTGCTCCAGAAAGAAGAATTTTTTATATTGACGTTGGCAATCTTCCTAAGGTAAAAGCAGAGCAATATCTTAAGGAAGTTATGAGTCGTTATCGCAACAAACTTGTTTATGATGCACAAACTGGTGAAGTTCGTGATGATCGTAAATTCATGAGTATGCTTGAAGATTTTTGGCTTCCAAGAAGAGAAGGTGGTAGAGGCACTGAAATTACTACTCTTCCCGGTGGTCAAAATCTTGGCGAACTTACTGATGTTGAATATTTTCAAAAGAAACTTTATAGGGCATTAGGAGTTCCAGAAACAAGAATTGCTGGAGGTGGTGATGGATTTAATCTTGGAAGATCATCAGAAATTCTTCGTGATGAATTAATGTTTTCAAAATTTGTAGGAAGATTGAGAAAGAGATTTGCAAATCTTTTTAATGATCTCCTTCGTACTCAACTTCTTCTTAAGAACATTGTTTCTGTGGAAGATTGGGAGCAAATGAGTGATCATATTCAATATGACTTCCTCTATGATAATCATTTTGCAGAATTAAAAGAAGCGGAACTATTAACTAACAGATTAACTTTGGCAACAACAATTGAACCTTATATTGGTAAGTATTATTCAACAGAATATGTTCGTAAGAAAATTCTTCGCCAAACAGATTCAGAAATTATTGAGATTGATCTTCAGATTGAAGATGAAATTGCAAAAGGAATTTTGCCAGATCCTAATGCTCCAGTAGATGAAATGGGCAATCCTTTACCTCCAGAAGGACAAGAAACTGCTGGACAAGCAATAGAACAGGGAGCAGGTGGGGAAGTTCCGATTGAACCAGGTGTTGATATAGCACAGATAGAAATTCCACAACCCAAAGGTGGGAAGATATAAATAATCTTATAAATATAAACTACTTTTCATGGAAGAACTTATCGATTTGATTGCAATTGACGGAACTCCATCGGATGTTTCTAGCAAAATTAAAGAATTATTATATGCAAAAGCTGCTGAAAGAGTAGATTCTGCTCGTCCAGAAGTTGCTGCATTAATGTTTGGCAATACAGACAATACAGGAGATGAAGAATAATGGCAATAAAAATTGTCCAAAATGTAAACAGAATTTCTCCAACTGTTTCTGTAGCAGCAACTAGCAATCCTATTGCTCTAAAAAGTGGATATATCAGAGTTGCTGCTGGATCGACATCAGTGTTTGTAGAAACTGGAGGAGATCCTGTTGCAACAACAAATTCATTTTATATTTCACCTTTTGGAAATGAGGTATTGAAAGAAAGAATTGCTAGACAAAAAATTTCTGGAATTACAACAGGTACTTCTACAATAGTAACTTTGCCCGACAATGGTGGCAATCCATTTGTTGTCGGTGATTTTGCAACCATAGAAGGAGCAGTAGCAAGAAATGCAGCTTCCACCTCTGGAATTAATACAATTCATCAATTGGTTTCAGCAACAACAGAGTCTACAATTACTTTATCTACAAATACATCATCAATTACAGGTGTAATTACATCTACGAATGCAACAATTGCACGAAGTGTAAAAGTTTCAGCTCTTGCTGAAGGAGCATCGACTAATGTTAGTATCACCGAAGTAGTATCCCTAGTCTCAGAATAAAATGAAACTCATCACAGAAGAAGTCTCACAAGTAAAATTCATCACCGAAGGAAAAGGTGCTGAGAAGAAAATGTATATTGAAGGTATTTTCCTTCAGGGTGATATTTGTAACCGTAACGGAAGAATGTATCCGATGGAAACTCTTTCACGTGAAGTGAAGAGATATAATGAAACTTTTGTTTGTAAAGGTCGTGCTCTTGGAGAACTCGGTCACCCCGATGGTCCTACCGTCAACCTTGATCGTGTATCTCATAAAATTGTTTCTTTAGAACAAAAAGGAACCAATTTTATTGGTAAAGCACAACTCCTAGAAACTCCAATGGGTAAGATTGCAAAATCTCTTATTGGTGAAGGAGTTTGTCTCGGTGTTTCTTCTCGTGGTGTTGGTTCACTCAAGATGACCAACGAGGGTCATAAAATTGTCGGTGAAGATTTTATGCTAGCAACTGCTGCTGATATCGTTGCCGACCCTTCTGCCCCTGATGCTTTTGTTCAGGGAATTATGGAAGGTAAAGAGTGGGTTTGGGAAGGAGGAATTCTTCGTGAAAAACTTGCTGAGTCAACTAAGCGTAAAATTAATACACTAGTTGATGAAAAAATCTTACAAGAGAACAAAGTACAATTGTTCCAAGAGTTTCTTTCAAATCTATAATTTATAAATAAATATAGATTATATACAAAGATCTAAACAAATGTCCGTTGGTAGAAATTTACAAGAAATGGAAAACGTAGTAACCAAAGGGGCTGCACCTGCCGAACCAATGAATAACATTGCTCAGAATGCTTCTGGAGTTGCTACTCCAGGACAAACTGGCGCTTGGGAAGATTTAGGTGGTCCAACCCCAGAAAATTATCGTCCAGATGACGATTCTGCAGCACTCAAAACTCCAGGAGCAACACTTGCTCAAGTTAAAGATGTTGTGAATGCTAAGGCAGCAGCTGCTGAACCAATGCATACTCTTGCCAAAGAGGAAGTTGAAGACGAGGAAGAACTTGTCGAAGACGAGGAAGATCTAGAAGAAGGTGAAGAAGAAGTAACCGAAGGATCTTACTACGAAGGTGGTAAGAAGCACGACGAAGAGGACGAAGAAGAAGACGAAGAGGACGAGGAAGAAGAAGATGACCATAAAAAAGGTCATAAAAAAGGTAAAAAGAAAATGAAAGAAGAGTATGACATCGAAGAAGATGTCAATGCTCTCCTTGCTGGTGAGGAGCTTTCTGAGGAATTCCAAGAGAAAGCACGCACCATCTTCGAAGCTGCTATT